GAGACCGCCATGGTGCCCAAGCTGCGCTCCCTGTGGGAGCAAGCCATCCGACCCACCCTGACGGACTACCGCGGGGACGCTTGGCTCCTGTCGACCCCCAAGCCCCGCGCCATGCACGACGGGGCCGCGTTCTTCCGGGAGCTGTGGGAGCGTGGCCAGCAGGGGGACGGGGAATGGAAGTCGTGGAGGATGCCCAGCGTCACGAATCCCCACCTTGCACCCGAGGAGATCGAGGCGGCGCGCCGGGAGCTTCCGGAGCTGGTCTTCCGGCAGGAGTACCTGGCCGAGTTCGTGGACTTCGAGGACGGCCTGGTCAAGCGGGAGCACCTGCGCTATGCCCCGCCTCCGCCCCTGTCGGAGCTGGAGATCGTGGTTGGTGTGGACCTTGCCATCTCGACCAAGAGCACGGCGGACTGGACCTGTGTCGCCACCCTGGGCCGCCACAAGGATGGCCGGGTGTGGATCCTGTCCGTTCAGCGGGCCCGCGCCGAGTTCCGGGGCGTGCTGGCCATGATCCAGGCCGAGGCGACCCGCTGGAACCCCCGCGTGGTGGGCATCGAGCAGGTCCAGTACCAGGCCGCCGTGGTGCAGGAGCTGGCGCGCACGACCACGCTCCCGATCCGGGGAGTCCATCCCGACAAGGACAAGGTGACCCGGTTCCTTCCCCTTGCCGCCCGCTTCGAGCAGGGGCTGGTCTACCTCGCCCCCGGCATCTCCGACGTGTTCGTGGATGAGCTCCTGTCCTTTCCCAATGTCCAGCACGACGACCAGGTGGACGGCTGTTCCACGGCCTGGGAGTGCTTCAACGTCTTCAAGCCCGACGCGCGCACGTCCGCGCAGATCCGGAGGTAATCCATGGCCAGCGAACAAACCATCCTCACCCTTTTGGAGTCCGCCTACTTCGGCACAGGGGGCTTCGAGTTCGCCGCGCAGGACGGAGAGGTCGCCAATACCAAGGCCTCCGAGTCCTACCTGGTCAAGCACCCCCGAGAGCACCACGAGGACTTCGCGGCCCGCTGCAAGGTCGCCTACTACCTCAACTACATGGCCCCCTGCGTGGACGCCCATGTCTCCCCGCTGTTCCGGCGCGAGGCCACCAGAGAGGTGCAGGGAAGCGGCGCGGCCCTGGCTCAGTGGGAGGCGTTCGCCGCGGATGCAGACGGCGCAGGAACCTCCCTTGCCGATGTGATGCGTGCTGCCGCCACCCCGGCCAAGCGGGACGGCTCGGTGTACCTGGTGGTCACGGCCCCGGAGGAAGCCCCCCGGAGCGTGGCAGAGGCCGTCCTGCCCGGGCGGCACCCGTATGTCTACCAGGTCGCCGCGCTTGACGTGGTGAGCCTGGTGCGGGACCGGTTCGGGCGCATCGTGTCCTTCACCCACCTGGAGAGCGAGCCGGGGGAGACGGAGGCCCGCCGCCGCACCCTCACCTCCGAGGGGTGGATGCTAACCAACGCCAAGGGGGAAGTCCTGGAGTCGGGAGAGTTCGCCCGTCCCTACACGACTGCCCCCGTGGTGGAGATCCGGACAGGGCAGATGGTGCGGGGCTGGATGCTCCCGCGCTCACAGTTCGTGGGCATCGCCCGCGCCTCGCACCGCCTCTTCAACCTCTGTAGCGAGCTGGACGAGCTGTTCCGTGGCCAGGCCTTCGCGGTGCTGATCTACCCGAGCCGGGACCTTGCTGGGCTGACCATCGGGGTGAACAATGCCCTGGGCTTCGACCCGGAGGGCAAGCATGCCCCGGCATTCATCGCGCCCCCGGACGGTCCCGCCAAGCTCCTGATGGAGCATATCGACCGGCTGGTGCGCGAGATCTACCGCCAAGCGCTGCTGACGCACCAGACGGGTACAACCGGGACCAGCCAGACCCAGAACATCGCCTCGGGCGTGGCCCTGCGGATCGACCGTGAGGCCCTGGACACGTCCTTGGGTGACTTCGCCGGGACGCTTGAGAAGGCAGAGCGTCAAGTCGCTGACCTGTGGAGCTGGTGGACGGGCGAGTCCCTGGAGTACCAGGTGGGCTATCCTCGGGACTTCGTGCTGCAGGACGAGGCCACCTTGCTGGCCCCTCTCTTCGAGGCCTGGACGACGCTGCTTGCCGAGATGCCACCGGCCCTCAAGGCGGGGTTGATGGAGCGCATCGGTGGGATCCTGCTCGAGGACGACCCGCCCCGGCTTGAGGAGCTGATCGACTACCTCAACGCCAAGGCCGTGGAGGACACTGCCGTGCAGGGGCAAGCCCAGCAGGACCAGAACGGGCAGCCGGTGCAGGACCAGCAGGGTAACACCTCGGCATGAGCGATGCCAAGGCGGGGCGTGCGGAGCTGGATCGGCTCCTTGCTGGGCACTCGGTCCGGACGCGCCAGCTAGCCGCCCGCGTGGCTTCCCAGGTGGAGAAGAACGTAGCCGCCGGCCAGCACGCCTCCCAGGCCGTGACGGATGCCATGGATGCCGTGGGCATGGCCAAGGGCGTGCGGGACACAGTGGGCACCGCCGTGGTGCAGTCCCTGTGCGTGGGCGCCGGCATCTGGCCCAGCGTGAAGGCTCTGCCTGTGGAGGATCACGCGAGCCTGCGCAAGACGGCCCTCTCCGGCCTGTGGGACGGCTCGGGCATGACCCTATCCCAGACCCTGCACGGCACCACCAAGGCCATGCACGACGATGTGGTCAAGGCGATCCAGGGGCACATCGACAACAAGGCAACTGCCTGGGACTCCCAGCGCAAGATCTACGATGGCTATGGCTTCGGTGGGACGATCCGGCAGCCCAAGCTCTCTGAGCTTCCGAAGGACCTGCAGAAGCTCGTGGACCAGGCCTCCAAGGTGCTGACCCCCAAGGATCTGTCCCAGCTCCAGGCGGACGCCAAGCGCCTTTCCGCCTATGCCGACCGGCTGGCCACCGGTCCCCTGAAGGCGGCTTATGGGCAGATGGCCCGCCGCCTGGAGAAAGGCCTCACGGATGGCTTGGACAACCTCGTGCGCACCGCCACCGAGGAGAAGGCCCGATACCACGCCAACCGGATCCTGCGCACCGAAGCGGCCCGCGCCTGGGGGCAGGGCTTCCACAAGGAGTGCATGGACGACCCGGATGTCGTGGGCTGGAAGTGGAGCACCTCGAGCGCCCACAAGGTCTTCGATATCTGCGACTTCCACGCCCGTGCCGACCTGTACCGGATGGGACCAGGCATCTACCCCAAGGACCGGCACCCAAGCTACCCGGCGCATCCGCACTGCTTCTGCAACGCCTCACAGGTCTACAAGGGGGAGGTCCCGGACCCGGTGGAGCAGATCGACGCGGGAGGCAAGGCCGCGCTCCAGGGCATGACGGAGGACCAGCGCAAGCGGCTCCTCACGCTCCAGGGCGGCAAGGCCTTCGGGCAGGGCGGCAAGTGGCAAGGCGATCTCCGGCAGTGGACTCCGCCGGGCGGGGTGGGCGTGTCCAGTGGGGCGCAGGCGGTGCTGAAGGAAGTCGAAGGCATGGGCGTGTCCAAGTGGCAGCCGGACTTCAAGTTCCCGAAGGGCTTTGCAGAGGGGACGAGTAAGCCTGCTGCTGTCGAGGCGGTCACTCGATTCACTCCCAATGGCCTTCTGAAGCCTGGGCATTCGCTGACTGCCGATGAGCTGGACGCGGCATGGAGTGTAGCCAACAAAGCTACCAGGGGGATGTACGACCGCGAACTGGCACGACACATGGCACTGGATAAGGACTTCCCGACAAATTTGGATGATCGAGAAGTCTCCCTGATTTACGGCTACACGGGGCCGGGGTATAGGCTCCTCAATCAGGTTCTCCGCGATGGCAACGCTGACGAGGAAATTGCAGGCGTGCAGAGCATCATCAACTCCGGCTTGTCCAAGCTGCCGCAAAGGAGCGGAACCCTGTATCGCGGGATGAAGCGCAACAACGAAAGTCAGGCAATGCTTGATCAGCTTCAGGAGGGGAAGATCGAGGAATGGAATGCCTTTTCTAGCGCTTCGACTTCATCCAAAGTTGGCGAGGGGTTTGGTAGCATCTTCTGGGTGATCTCAGATGCGAAGGGTGCGGACCTCACTGGGCTCACGCAGGTACCGACAGAGCATGAAGTCCTGCTCCCATCTATGACTAAGGTCCTTGTTGAGAAAATCGAGCAAACACCTCGTGGCGGGGTTATTATCAAGGCGAGGCAAGTGAAATGACGCAAGAAGAAGCACAGCGGATCATCAATGACTGCATCCTCGAAGAGGAAAGGGTTATTGCGTATTGCATCAAGCATGGTCGGGAAGGTGCGGAAATTGACGCTCGGAAACATATCGAGGAACTCAAGAGCCTAGAGGGTCCCGCCGTGCTGGAATACTTCGAGTCCGGGCGGCACTTGCTTGACAAGATGAGCAGTTCTTCCTGACGTAATTCAGGACAATCTCGGCACTCCTTCTGCCCCCATCTTACGGGTATGAAGGAGACCCGATATGCCTACTCTCGCTGACGCTCTCAAGGCCCTGGAGGCCGTTGAGGGCGGTTCCGAACTCGTTGCCGCTGTGAACGGGGAGGTCGCCAAGCTCCGCAAGGAGTCTGGCAACTACCGCACCCGCGCCAAGACCCTTGCCGACCACATCGGCGTGGATCTGGCAACCGATGACCTTGAAGGCTCCCTGGCGGAGCTCAAGGCCAAGGCCAAGCAGAACACCGCCAACGGCAAGCCCGACCCCGAGCTGGACGCACGCCTGAAGCGGCTGGAAGGTGAGCTGGAGAGCGAGCGCAAGCGCCGCACGGATGCCGAGACCAGCGCCCGCACCTCGAAGGCCCAGGCGGCCATCAAGGACGCGCTGGGCAAGTCCAAGGCCTTGCGGCCCGACGACCTGGCGCATCTGCTCATGGGCTCTGCCAAGTATCGCGAGGACGGCTCTGTCTACTTCGTGGACGCAGCCGGTGCCGAGCGCTCTGTCGATGAGCATGTCTCCGGATGGCTCAAGGATCGCCCTGAGCTGGTCTCCTCCAACCAGACCCCCGGCCCTGGCGGTGCGGGAAATCGCGGCGGTTCCTCTGGACAGGATCTGTCGAAACTCAACCCCGTCACTCGACTCGAACAAGCCTTTGGGCAAGGAGCATAATCCATGCTGACCCTCCTCGAAGCGTCCAAGACGCTGACCAATCCTCTCGACAGCGCCGTTGTCGAGATCTACGCCAAGGAGAACCCCATCCTGGGCGTCCTCCCGTTCATGGGCATCTCCGGAAACGCCTACCGCTACAACCGTGAAGACACCCTTCCCGGCATCGGCTTCCGTGGCGTGAACGAGTCCTACACCGAGTCCACCGGCGTGCTCAACCCGCTGACCGAGGCCCTGGCCATCGCAGGCGGTGACCTGGACGTGGATACCTTCATCGTGCAGACCGAGGGCGGCGCACGTCGTGCCATCGAGACCAGCATGAAGCTCAAGGCGCTCTCGCTGGCGTGGGCCGCAACCTTCTTCAAGGGCGACTCGGTGGCCAACCCCGCCGCCTTCGACGGCCTCCAGCGCCGCCTGGTGGGCACGCAGTTGATCCCCAACGGTGCGACCGCCAACGGAAACGCCCTGTCGCTGGCCAACCTTGACCAGGCGATCGATCAGACCTACTCCGCCACGCACTTGGCCATGTCCAAGGCCATGCGCCGCCGCCTGACCCAGGCGACCCGCAACACCTCCGTGGGTGGTGTGATCGCCCAGGCCACCGACGCATTCGGTCGCCAGATCACCACCTACAACGGTCTCCCCATCCTGGAGATCGACGTGGACAACACCAACACCCAGATCCTGGGATTCACCGAGACCAACCCCGGTGGCGGTACCGCCACCGGCACCTCGATCTACGTGCTGTCGCTGGGCCTGGACACGCTGTTCGGCATCCAGAACGGCCTTCCCCGCGCCAAGGACCTGGGCGAGCAGCAGAGCAAGCCCGCCTTCCGCACTCGCGTGGAGTGGTTCTCGGCCTTCACCGTGCGTCACCCTCGCGCCGCTACCCGCCTCTGGGGAATCTCCAACGCCGCCGTCGTGGCGTAAGGAAAGGACAGGAAATGTCTCGCACTTTCGACAAGCTCTTCGAGCTCAAGGCCGCCGCCGCCGTCACCGCCTCGCAGGACGAGACGCTCATCCTTTGCGCCCCGCGCAAGATGGGCAGCAACGTCACGGTGGAGATCAACGTCTCGGCCGTCTCGGGCACCACGCCCACCTTGGCCCCCTACA